AGTGATGATCCATCCTATCTCCGGTGGAGTTGGAGGTAATGTGTTCGAGGTGATCAATGAGTCTAAGGAACACAAGCGCATGCAGGATCAGATGGTAGATGCGATCGTCCGTGAGACCAAAGGCTCCAAGGCCGAGATCGAGAAGATCATGAAGTCCGGACACGACTTCTATCTGCTGCCAGAGCAAGCCGTCAAGCTTGGTATCGTAGACAAGATAATTGGAGATTGACCAATAATTAGAACCATGATCCTATATCATGGCACCAAAAAAAGCAACCTTCCTGGCATTCTTAACTCAGGTTTAAGAGCAGGTTTTGGATGGGGTGCAGATAATCCTGGTGTCTTTCTGTCTAAAGATCCCGAAAATGCATTGTATTGGGCAAAAATGTCCGTGGAGAAGTCAGGTGGTCAACACGATACTCCTGTGATCATTCAAGTCGACGTTCCAGAGGATGCAATTTCTAACATCATTCCAAGAAGAACAAGTTTCGCAAAAGAAGGTGATGTTCAGTTTTTAGGTGCAATTCCAAGTGGTTGGGTTAGTCCTTATGTTCAAGTAAGATCTGAAGAAACACGATTACTGAAGAAATTGGTAAGAGAATTCTTGAAACACTAGTGTAAAGAGAGCCTCAGGTAGTTTATTGTACAGGCAACCATGCCTAAACATGACTACGTGAGGTATTTCCCATTTGATAGGATCCGTCCTGAACAACGTAAGGCGATTGAATTCGCCCTCGACGCCTATGAATCAGGCAAGAAAGCCGTCCTCCTAGAAATGGGAACGGGTACAGGCAAATCGGCCACAGGTATCTGCATCGCACGTTACATGGAGGCACATGCTCCTGTGATTAAGGATGAGGAGGGAATGCCTCTCACCGGTGCCTACGTGATCACCACCCAGAAGATACTCCAAGAGCAGTACATGGACGACTTTGGGCCTCAATCCGGACGAAATCTCATTCGTACCATCAAGTCTGCATCTAACTACAGGTGTAAGCACTACTCCGATAATTCATGTTCGGAGTCAAAACGTTTACTTCTCAAACTTGGCAAGCAGGTGGCAGGAACTGATTTCGCAAAGACTTGCAAGAACGAGTGCACATACTCCCTGGAAAAACAGGACTTTATCGAGTGTCCAATCTCCATCACGAATTTCTCCTATTTTCTGGCGGAGACCACATACGCAGGAAAGTTAACTCCTCGTGCCCTCCTGGTGGTGGACGAGTGCCACAACACGGAAACGGAACTGGGCAAGTTCATCGAAGTGAGTTTCTCTGAGAAGTTCGCTCGAGATGTTCTCAAGTGCAAGATCCCGAAGCTGGACACTCAGGAGGCGGTTCTCGAGTGGGTGAAGGGTACATACCGCAAGGCAGTGAACAAGTACGTTCGAGAACTGGAGAAGAACCTCGTGAGATTATCCGATTCGGAAGGTCAAGGAGAGTTCTCGAAGCAGTACGAGATGCTTGAGAAGCACACCGGTAAGATCGATCAGTTCATTGAGGTATATAACCCAACCAATTGGGTGATGAATGTGGCCTATCCACAAGAGGGCAACCGCAGGGGAGCCCGCAAGTTTGAATTCAAACCCGTGGATCTGGGACCGTACTCACAGAAGGTATTCCTTCGATCCGGAGCTCGAACCCTGATGATGAGTGCCACCGTTGTGGACCATGAGGTGTTTTGCAAATCTATCGGCCTAGATCCTGCCGATGTTGCCTATCTTCGAATTGGATCTCCCTTCCCGGTGGAGAATAGGCCGGCCCACTACATTCCTGTAGGTTCTATGGGCAGAGATGCCATCGACAAGACCTTACCGGTGATGGCCGAGGCTCTTAAGATGATTCTTGAGAAACATCCAAATGAGAAGGGTATCATCCATACCGCCAACTATAAAGTCGCCAAGTACCTAGTTGAGAACGTCAAGACTAATAGGTTCCTTACACACGAGTCTGGTAACAGGGACGAGGTGCTTAAATTCCATGTGACCTGCTCAGAACCTACGGTTCTCTTGTCTCCATCGATGATGGAAGGTGTAGATCTTGCCGACGACGCCTCGAGGTTCCAGATCCTTTGTAAGGTTCCTTTCCCCTATCTTGGTGACCTTGTTATCAAGAAAAGGATGGAGAAGGACAAGATGTGGTATCCTTACACCACTGCAAAGTCGGTGATTCAGGCTTTCGGACGATCCATTCGAAACGAGAAGGATCATGCAGTCTCCTACATCCTCGACGCTGACTGGGGCAGGTTCTACTCACGTAACTTACACATGTTTCCACAAGAATTCAGGTCTTCCTTCGTCAAATAAAGTTTACTTTATAGAAGGCGACCATATATTCCTGATTCAGGAGGTCACATTAACAAATGAGTGATAACCCAATTGCATCGAAGTGGAATGAGTTGAAGACCCTCGTGGAGAGCCTCGAGGCTGACGTTGCCAAGAACGCGAAGGGCGTTGCGGCTGCTGGTGTCCGAGCTCGTAAGGGTCTTCGACAACTTCAGACAAGTGCTAAGGAGCTTGTCAAGCTCACACTTGAGACTGATAAGGCCGAAAAGGAAAAGGCTTGACATAATTAAAGGGCCCTCTAATGAGGGCCCTTTATGTTTAGGAGACAACATGAGAGCTCAAAGAGCAGTCTTAAGAGAGATAGCCGAAAGAAATTTAAATCCAAAAATTGTCTACGTTGCAGGCAAGGATGGTCAACTGGTCGAGAAAAAGAAGCCGGAGTTTAAGGCTTCAGAAGCGCCAAAAGTTGAAGACGTTATTGAGACATCAACACCTGCACAAGTGCAGATTGCCGATGTCCCTGTCGAATCAGTGGGTGAAGAAGTAGATGTAGTCGAATCTGCACCTACGCAAGAAGAAGTCAAGCCAAAGAAAAAGTCAGCTGTCAAAAAGAAAGAAACTACTGACGAATAAAGTTTCTAATCTTCTGGTAGATATTTTTCTCAATCTGACAAATACGCATTCTCGTCAGGCCGTAGATCTTTCCTATCTCATTTAGGGTCAAAGGTCCGGCCTGAGTTGTTACAAGAATACAATTTTTGCCTTGCTCAAAATCTATCCATTGCTTGCAGTTTTTTCTCTCACAAACGCAATTGCTTTTCTCAATCGCATCGAAGCATCGTGAGTATTGTATGACAGGTAATGTTAATTTTTGGTTGTTGCTCATAGATCTGTGTATGATAATTTAGCAAGGAACAACTTTTGTATAAGTTGCACCCGAAACACATGAAGAAAACATACGTCCTTGACACAAACGTCCTTTTGAGCGATCCAAACTGTCTCAATAACTTTCAGGATAATGATTTAATCATTCCCATCCTGGTTTTGGAAGAACTGGATAAACACAAAGGACGATCGGATGAGGTCGGTCGTGCAGCTAGAGAAGTCAACAGAATTCTTGACAAGATCAGCGAGTCAGGTTCACTTAAAGATGGTGTATCTCTTCCGCCTGGTGGCACTCTTAAAGTAATGTCATCGCCAACTGGCTACAGTGCGCTACTGCCGCCTGAACTTGTTCTTGGTTCCTCAGTAGACAATATGATTATTGGTTTCGCGCTGATGCTTCGTAAAGAAGTGCCTGAAGCAATCCTCGTGTCCAAGGACATAAATGTTCGAGTCAAGTGTTCTTCGTTGGGCCTTGAGGCGCAGGACTATCTTTCCAATAGAGCCACTGACTCTGCGGAACACCTCTATACAGGCGTGAAAGTTTTTACTGTTCCCTACGAAACGGTAGACATGTTCTACTCCTCTCGCGAATCGATCCACGTGAACAACGTGACGTCCGAAAAATTGTATCCAAACCAGATTGTGGTGATCAAATGTGTGGATCCTGATGGAAATACCATTAAGTCTGCGATCGCCCGTGTAAAAGGCGACATGCTTCATCACCTCAGAAAAATAGATCAAGTCTTTGGTGTGAAACCAAGGAATAAAGAACAGACATTTTCTATCGAACTCCTGATGGATCCAAGCGTCAGATTGGTGACACTCACAGGTAAGGCTGGTTGCGGAAAAACTCTCATCGCCATCGCGGCAGGTCTTGAACAACTTGAAGCCATGGGTAATGAAGGTCCGTATCAGAAACTCATTGTGTCCCGCCCAGTTCAGCCTGTCGGCAGAGACATCGGATTCCTCCCAGGCACCCTCGCCGAGAAGATGGAACCGTGGATCGCTCCTATCAGGGATAACCTCGAATACCTCCTCAATAGCAAGTCTGGAAAAAGAGGACCTACTCGAGGCAAGAAGAAGATGGATGAGCTTGCAGGAGGAAGCGGAACTTCAGGACTTAGCAAAGACCCCTTCCTCGAGTTAATGCAGTCGAAAGGTCTCATTGAGGTGGAGGCGATCACTTTTATCAGAGGTCGATCCATTCCCAACGCCTTCATCATCATCGATGAAGCGCAGAACCTTTCGATGCACGAATTGAAGACTATCGTAACTCGAGCCGGTGAGGGCACAAAAATTATCCTAACCGGTGATGTAGAGCAGATAGACAACAATCATGTAGACACGTTCACCAACGGCCTCACACATGCGGTTGAGAGGTTCAAGGACTATGATATCTCCGGACACGTGACTCTCTTGAAGGGAGAACGTAGTGAGTTGGCCACACTAGCTTCTAAGATTCTTTGATGCCATAATGTTTGGCGAAAACTCATGCATCCTGCATAATTTTTCTTGCGCGCAGCTGCAATCATGAGTGGCATTCTTAACAACAAATCTAGAATCATAGACGCCATGTTAACTTCCGAAGGAAGAAGACAAATGGCAGAAGGGACTTTTGAAGTTTCTTATGTGACTTTTACCGACTCAGGTGTCTCTTACATTCCCGATTCGGTCAATGGACATGATGATCCTACGAAAAAAATATACTTTGAAGCTTGTAACTTACCTCAAGATCAAATAACATTTGAAGCCAATGATGAAGGAAATCTTCTGCCTTTCAGAGAGCAGAACATAAGACTCGACACATCAGGCATTTCGATGCCGTCAACCAATTCTCAGGCACAGCTAAACAACGGCAGATTGAGTGCCTATCAATTACACCACGGAAGAATAGTAAAAACAAGTAACTTGTCGCAAAATTTGTCTGATGACAACTGCGGCTTTATCTACTCTGATATTTCTGGTGTGACAGGCAGCATTCTCGTTAGATCTAGCGTTAACGCCGGATCTTTTACGACAACAGCACCTACTCCTGGAGGACCTTACATTTCTTATGTCGGGTCCAAAGGCGGTTTGGGGGCAAGTACTTTTGCTCAAGTTATCTCAGGAGCGATAGAGAGCCTAAGGCAATTGTCAGGTGGTCCTGATGTCGTAACTTACGTGAAAGATAATGTTGTTTATTTCGATTCTGGCAAATCGTTCATAGGAACCAAGATATTGGCGACTGGCTCCCTGTCGTCTCCATTGTCGATAAACGAAGGATCTATTGGTGGAAATTTAGTCGTCAATGAAGTAGAGAACGCTTCATTTGCATCGCAGATAAAAGATGTCCTCACATCATCGATCGATAACTTCATTGAATTACAGACGATATCTTCGGTCAACAGGCTTTTCGAAGACGACAAATTCGTTCTTTCAACGAACGAGTTAAGTTTCGATCTGTCAAAAACCAGCAGCAAAGCGACCAGAGCATTTAGAGAGTCTCCTCCTTCTTTGAACTCGATTGATTCTCTCTTTAATGACGACAAGTTAAGTCACTTAGAAAATTTTATGTACTTACCTCCCATCGTCAAGACATCGGATTCTAGAGTACCAGATAAAACTAGGGTAGAGAATTTGACTCCTTATCTTCTTGGAAACTATCCTTCTTGGGGAGATAATGAGAAGAAACTAACGTATTCAAAGTTACTTTCACAGCTATTTGAGTTTGAAGATATCAGCAATCCTGTTTATTTTGAGCAAACTTCTCTGGGCAATAAAGTCATTGGACAGTTTTTTGAAGTCACCAATAACTCGGTTAGCAAATTAGACGTAGTTGACTTTGGAAACATGACAGACAACTTGGAAGGCTACAATACGAAAAGGGTCTTCTTTGTTGGGAAAACATTTTTAGACAACAGAGGAACTACTTGTTTCGTTAACATGTTTACGTTAATATTTTCACGAGATGAGAGAAGAACAACAACTTACGAGGTCAATAAATGAATCTTTTTCAAAGGCCTCCTATTGTAGATTTGACATCAACTCTTTTCAGAGTTGACACCGAGACGTTTGCTGAGCTGCTGCAACAAACCAAAGATTCTTACATTTTTAACTTCAACTTTAGGTTAGCCATGAATAGTGGCAGGAAAAATCTGCGTGACTATGGTAAAGTTGTGGTGACGGTAAAAATAAAAGATTTGAATCTTGGACTTTCATCTGCGGTTAATTCTAATTTTTCTAACAGCACAACGATTCAAACCGGTAACAACCTTGACAGGTCAGTTTCAAATAACTTATTGAGTGCTGTGAAACCAAACAATGGGATCGCGACTTCAAAAGTTACTTCAAAAGTCGCGAATAAACTGTATTCCGGTTTGAAACTTGTGAAAGACATACAGGCAAAAGAAGACTTCATAGAAAGGGTAGAGATACCGTTGTCTTCTTACATTCAAAATGCTAACTACAACTACAACTTTACGGAACTTTTCTCGACGCAAAATAGACCTGTGAAAAATGATGGTCGACGTCGCGACGTCGCAGTGCAAAATAACAGTAACGACCCGAACAATCAAGTCTCCTCCATAGACTCCGACGCGTCCAAAATTTCCCCAGTCGATGTAATAGAAAGAATCAATCTTGAGTTGTGTGATATCACAACTCCCATTAGCGATCCTGAAGTTTCACAATTGACTTCTGAATCTTACCTAGACAATCCAAGACTCAGGATGTCGGAAGTTAAGAAGGGCAAATCGGCTCTCTTTTATGACGTCATCAAATACTACTTAAGTGATGTCAAAGGTAGTGTGCAAGAAGAATCTCAAACGTGGTATCAGACACGAAATGTGACTAAGCCATTGGATAATGTAGAGATTACGCAGACGGTCAACATAAAAAAGAGCAATAAAAATCAAATGTTGCTCGTTAAATTTGATCTCTACAAGGTCAACTCGAACGTGATAGATGAAACTTACACTTGCGATTTAGATGTATCACCACACGCCGAGGCTTTTGAATCTATAACAAGACCACCTCTTGTGACAGCATCAATGGTACCTGGAACTAATTTTTGTAATCTTTCGATAACTGATTTGGAAATCTCAGGAAGAGTTCAAGGATTTAATGTTTATTCAAAGAGCATCACCGAGATAGGCACCGTCGGTCAATATAAGAAAATAGTCGATCTCAAAAATGCTTCAAAAAATGAAGTACTGCTCACGTTGGATTCTCAGTTGGTCGCAATAAGAGTCATACCTGTAGACTCTCAAAACAAAGAAGCTGCAACTTACACCAACGTCATTGCAGGAATGGGCCACAAAGTAATAGGAAACTTGACCATAACGCCGTTTCACTTTGGTAAAAATGAAATAAAAGTTGAAGTTTTTAACGTTCCAAAGGACGCAGTTTCTATAACTCTGTATCGTCGCGACTGCACAGAAAACAAAGATAGCGTCTTTAGTTCTATACTTTCGCAAAAGCTTAGTGGTGGAAATATAAACGTCAACCTGCTAGACACCGACACAGAGATAGGGAAGACTTACGAGTATTATTGCATATGTTCCGCAGTTTCTTTCGATTCTAACGTAGAGATTCCTGTCGTTTCGAACTATGTTATGTTCAGAAACATAAGAAGTTCCATCGTAGAACGTTCAATAGATGTAACTTTGAGTAACACAACCGCCGCATATTACTCAGATGAATACAGGTTATCATTCGATCTAAAGACAGAAATTTCAAAACTTGAGAATGAAAAGATAACTCAAACGCTGAAGGAGCAGATAGGCGAGCTGTATGACCAATATCTCAATCCTGCAAACAATATAAACTCACCGCTCGGTGACGATTCAAAAGGAGTGCCAAGATATTCCGACTTATTTTTTCACGAAATAGTCAGAACTAACTTGAACACATCAGAGAGAGAAACATTTGAGATAGTTTCTGATGGTACTTTTGTTGACGGCCCTGAAACGCAAAGAGTTTTCAACATAAAAGCTATAAATCCACAGCATTCTTATGTGTATCAGGTCTTCACTTACAAGAAGAATCCAATTGAGCTCTTCAAAAAGTTCGTCGCCTGGGGCATTGATGATAAAGGTAAAGAGTGGTTTTATCTTCCTTACAAGTGGAAAAATTCAACGGTCAAACTTGGGAGATTGTATCCTGACGATGAAACAGGCACACCTGTCATAGACACTTATGAAAATTTCACTTCAGAATCTTATGGTCTTACTGCAACTTACAGGACTGAAAGTTCCAAAGAATACGCGTCATTGACACAAGCAACAGCCAATAGGATCGATAGAAATACTGTAAAGATTAGTTGGAGCCCCAGCACGGACAAGCCAGAGATATATGATTCTTTTATCGTCATGAAAGTCGTGAATGGTATTAGGAGTTTTGTTGGTAGAACTCAGAAAAATTACATCTATCATGAACTAGATCAGTACAAAGATTTAGGTTCGATTTATTACATTATCGTCCCTATAATGTCTGAGTTCGACATAGACGATCCTGGTTATTCAAACGATTTATTCATTTCGACGCAAGGCTTGTCGTCTCGAAGCCTCGCACAACCTATAAAAAATACCTTAAATGACAGCAACAAACTTGTGTTCAACAACTCAGCGGTTTCGGCAGCGTCACAACTAGCATCGACAGGTAATGTTAATCTTGGTGCAAAAACTACTTTGAATGTTGGTGTGGTGAATCCAAGTGTAAGTGATGCAATACGACAGGTGTCAAAGATTCGTCGTATGTAGAGGAAGCATGACTAAATTTTCTAAAAAAACTAATGGTTCCAATGTTAATGTTGCCCAGGTTAATCTGCACGCAACACCTGTTAGCCCAGTCGCTGTGTCACAGAACTTAAGTACTGCTACTGGTGCCGCTGCACCTACACTACCTGTCCTGTCGAATGTCAATGTGATTGTGTCCAACGCTTCCTCCGCGATGGATCTATACGGAATTCCAAAATTACCAATTTTAGGAAATATTGCCGCAGCGAATATAACCCCAGCCGCGGCGGCCGTTATTAGCACCCAGATAGCATTGAAAGAATGGGGTGATCCAAACACGACGCAAGAACCTATAAATTCCGACACGGTGTCGACACCAGAGAATCAAAGAGTTTTCTCGATTCAAACTGGGTTACTTGAGAGTGAACCGACGATAATTCTTTCGTCCGAGTTTCAGCCTCTCTTTGATTCGAACGGCAAGACTAATCAGGGCAAGGCAATTTCTCTAAAAGAAAATGCCAAGTTGTTGACTGCAAAAACTTCTATAAGCATGCTTTCACAGAACGCCGATGCCACACAACTGCTTCAAGAAAATAAAGCATCTATAAAAGATCATGCTCAACTAGGTAGCGAGTTTGTTTCTCAGCTGCTTCGTACCACAAACAACGTGTTGTCCTATATGGACTTAAGCTCATACGCCATTCCCGTTCAAAGAAATCCAAGTTCGGTGGGCAGTTTTTATGAGATATTGAAAAAGTCAGGATACAACACGTCGAACATTGTTGGTTACACTGAAACTAAGTTGTGGCAACAAGCTTTGGTAGAAGTGAAAAGAAATCTTTCTGCACATACGCAAGGATTGATATCACAAAATTTTTCAAGAAACAATGTACCGTCAGATTCTGATGCATTTGAACTGTCAGATATAGAAAGCACCCCTGCCGGCTACAAGAAAATTTGGTTGAATCCTACACATGTTGCCTTACCCCCAGTCAATGAACTCAGCAACATTGACACTGTCTCAAATTCTCTTCAGGCATTTACAGATTTTGATAAGAAAAAATACGTTAACTTGTCGACAGGAAACATGGCTGTGCCATCGCAACTGTCCAGTGACATAATCGATACTTTCTCTCAGAATGGGAAAGACATTGCCATAACATCGAATTGTGTCCTAAAAGAATTAACTTATTCTAACTACATCAACAAGAGAGAGAACGCAGAAATCCTATCGAGCAAATATGGGTATGTAACTTCAAATACAGGGGATAATTTTAGAATTTGGGACCATGTCATCGGTAGATTTCCTAAAAAGATAACGGACTTTATTCCTAATCCTACAGGTAATGGCAACTCATTAGTAAGCTTTTCTCAGCGTGCCATAACACCTGTGAATGGCGCAGGATCTTTTAACATTCTTACATTTGAAAATAATTCTTTCGAAAACTCTGCAGTGACACCTGGATCTGTCTACTACATCGACAGCACACTTAGTACTTCTGATGACAATTCTTTCGATACTTCTCGAATAGATAGTTTGATCAAGTTGACCCAAGGTGCCCATGAGACTACAAAAGTAGCCATTGACATGCTTGGGTATGAGATTCTTCCTACGGTATTGCCGATCGAAGGTCTCCATGAGTATTATGAAAAGAAGAGCCTACCTTTCGAAACTAAGTTAGAAAATATCGTTGACAAATTTGCTGTAATCTCTGATCTCTACAAGTCATGCATCGACATAACCAACAGTCAGTTCGTCAAACTCAACACAAACTCTTTGGTTTCTGGGTTTAAATTGACGACCAATGACACCGTAGGTGTGAGATTGGCATCTCTTGTTTGCAAGCTGGCAGTTTATCCCACAGCTGGTTATGCAAAAATATCAAGTCGTCTCAAGACGCTCTTGTTCTTATGGTTGATTAACGTGGCCATGAAGATGAGTGATCCCACGATAGCAAATGAAAATCTAATAGTAGACGTCAAGAAAAGAATATCCTCTTACGTAGGATCTGTGAAAGCAGAAACCAACAGTAACGATTTAGAGAAAGCGATGTGGACCGCGAGGACAATCCTCGTCACAACTGATCTAGGATCCACAATAAGTGCAGAACAAAACGAGACAAATTCGGTAGTGAGAGAGAGAAAAGCAGCCTCATCGACATACGTGCAGGCTGTCTTCAACAAGATATTTCAAGTCGATTCTAATAAAGGAATTTGGAAAATCTTAGTAGATTCTTTAAGATCCGTTCTAGACAACCCTGATGTGTTTGTCAATGGCAACACTGCATATTCAGGTGTAACAAAGACAGCCTTTCTGTACAGCTATTTCGACATGCTTCTGAGGCTTATAGCAGTGCAAACCCCAGAAAATATCTTGGGGATGTATTCCATCACATCACCTCGTTCTAATACAGCAGGCAGGGTCAATGCAGGCAACATCGTTGACACCGGAATATTAATAAGCGAAGTTACCAAACAACAATTAGACGAATATTACAGTGTCAACCTGGTCTTATCAGGACGTCCTGCAAAGAGTTACGTCAATAAATTGAACGACGCTGTGTCGACAACCAATGTAGAAAACAACACCGTCATAAGGCAAGTCGCTCTCTTCAGAAAATACTTTTCTGATTTAGGATTGCAGCTCAATCTTTTTAGAAATTACCTTAAAGACAGTTTTATTTCTCAGTTGACACCTACGAAAAACCTGTATCAGAATGACAACACACTTACTCAGGGTCAAAAAGTTTCTCTCATGAGCTTGTCGCTTTCTGAAGAGCAACTTAAACTTTCAAGTTATGTGTCTTCAGAGATCATCGATAGGATAGATGAAGCATCCCGTGCAGAGTCGAAGCTTAAGTCATTACCTGCTTTCTCTGACATGAAATCAGGGTTCATGGATTACATGCCCATCAATGAGATGGATCTGATCTCATACTCAGCACTGTCTCCTTACTTCAAGTCGACTGAATTTTTGTCTGTCAAGGGCAACAATAAGAGAATTTTTTCTATTGGAATTCCTCCTCGTTTGATTAGATCGATACACACAATGTCTCGGTCTTCTACCAATCTGTCGAAAGCTATCAAGCAAGGAATAATCAGAATAAAAATATACAAGTTAGATAGACTGCATCCCGATGCAGTGTTCTTGCCAAAAAGCTTCATTTTTGAAATGAGCAGGTATCCGACAAGATGTATTTCTAACTGGGAGTTGTCGGAAGATGTCAACGTACTTTCGGCACCTACAAAATTGATTTTGCCAAATGGTAAAGTAGAATTACATAGAAACTTTAACGACGCTTACCCAAGCAACTATTACGACAGCGTTCTCACTTTACAGGAGAGATATCAGTCTTATTCGAACCATGTCGTTAGCTTTCTTTGTGAAGAGTACTTAAGATGGTTCACTGACTGTAAGTTTGACGAGACTAGATACAATAATTTTTCACAGCTTTCACGTCGATTAGAGTCTGTTACCGACCAATATAGCAACTTTGTGACCGCAGTGAGACCTTCAGCATTTTCTGCAATTGGTGACACGTCCCTACTGCAAAGTAAAGTAGTTGCCTCCTTTACAGACAACAACACGAACGAAACATTCATGTTGCCTGCGGATAAACCCAAGCAAGACACTCCGAAAAATAAAGCTGATTCTGACAAAACTTACGTTTTGCAGCTCGATAGCACTCTACGATCTTACTTCATGAATGAAACTTTCATGTTGAACCCAGACGTAATCAAGAGGAGAATTTCTTATTTTAAGAAATTCGACAGAGTCTTCAACATGATAATTGATCCCGATGATTTTTATGTCGATGCTTCTTTAACTCCTGAGAACACTCTGAAGTCCATGAAGCAACTTGGAATACTTATAGGTGGACAAGATGATTCAAAAGGCACTGTTCAACCTTACAGACACAGAGACACAAATCCCAACGACATATTTTTTAATGAGTACTTTGTCACTGTTGAACCTTACGACTATGTCCAAGAAGAGGCATGATGTTTGAATTTAACTTCGATTTTTCTGGTTTAACTAGGGTGTATGAACAACTCATTGCTGTTCTGCCGCAAGGCCTAGTCGTACCAGAGAGCGTTGCAGTGCCTGAAGGAGACATTGGGAAATCTTATTCTTCTGAGAAGAGTAAAGTGTCCGATCCTTCTACTTCGGTTGACGATGTAAATGTTCCTGAAGTTACGAATCAGAAAGCGCAGTTCGTCTATAACTTCTATACAAGAGATGAAAGAATAAATCCTTATCCAAATGTGACCGAGCTGCCTCTTAGTAAGGTGCCTCGATACATCAAGGTTTCATGGACCAGTCCGCAAGTGTCGCAATTTGAAATTCTAAAACCTGACCTGTCTTCAAATGAGGTTAGAGAAGAATTGCTAATTGAAAAAAATGCAGACAAATTGATGTCTGAAGACGGATTTTTTAATCCTGGATACGTTAATCACACTTTTTCAGGAATCGATGCAATAACGCAAGGATCATCTGATCTTGAGAATTTCAGCATTCTTTCACGCCACAATGCCGAAAGCGTGTTTCAGATGTCGAAGTTACAGATAGTAGACATTGCTTCTTCAAAAGACAATCCTGACGAAGAGTACAAGAAAAAGTTATCAGAGCTAACAGAAGCTTATTCCAAGCTGTCTGATTTCCCACAGACTTCATTAGGTCTTCGCATATATGACGATGAAAATAACCAGATAAACGATGCTTCTGCCATAGCATCGATAACCGATTCTTTAAAGTTAAACTTGAAGATCAACAGTGCTGTTATAACAGACATTTTTGCCAATTCTAGAGAAAAGAATAGCGGTAATTTTGAAGCCCTGTCTGTCGCGTCTTCGCAATCAAAAAACGGGTATTTGAGACAAAAGTCTCCTAATATGCTTCCTGTTCAAAGTGACCCCGAGAAAACACCATACCTGACTACGCCTGTTAAGTTGATCGGGTACGTCATCGAGAGATACCTTGTCACCCCAGATTTTCTTAGAAAAGAAGAAACTTTTTACGTAGAAGATATTTCACAAACATCTTTTGAGGATAAAACAGTTTTGTATGGAAAAACTTACCTCTACACGATAAAGGTCGTGGCAGATGTCAAGATTCTACTTTATGCAACCGATGGTATCACGGTAAATTCCACGACAGTTTATGTAAGTTCAAAACCCACAGCTACCGCTGTGGAGTGTTATGAATTCGTACCACCTCCCGAGCCTAACGATATCAAATTCACATTCGACTATGACAAAAGAAATTTGATTATCTTGTGGGACACTCCTGTCAACTCTCAAAAAGACATTAAACAATTTCAAGTCTTTAGAAGGAAAAGTATCAAAGAACCCTTTGAGTTAATAGCACAGTACGGTTTTGATACTTCAGAGACAGGTGATGACGGTGAAGGCAGGTATAAAACCGGCGAACGAGTCGATGCCAACAATTATTACGACATGTTTCCTGATGACAGAGGCCTTGTTAAGGTTTCTGACAAACCCGTTTACATGCACACAGACGAAGAATTCACCGTAGACCCAGAATTTTTTGTTTCTTCGGAGTACATCTATGCCATAGCATCGATAGACGCGCACGGAATGATTTCCAACTACTCATCCCAACATCATGTCGTTTTTGATCCATACAAAAACAGATTGGTAACAAAAGTAGTGTGTGATGCCGGTTCTCCACGTCAGTATCCTAACATGAAGTTAAGAACGGACGCATTTAAAGATGTCATAAGTGTCGAAGGTTTGGCAGCACGTCAACTGAAGATTTTTTTCACACCTGAGTATCTAAAAGTTAGAGACGACAGAAACGTTACTTATAATATTGTAGAAGCTCAAACGCCTGGAAATGCTTCATATTATCTCTTACAACTGATAAATTTAGACAATCAAAAGATGCAGTTGCTAAAGATTAACGTGAAAGACCCAGAAAATTTGACTTTATAGTATGTCAGCAAAAAATTAGGTTCGTATAATTACAAGTTTAGAGACCTACCCGAGGAAATATGGGATATCTTGATCACTCCACAAACAACATAATCCTTGATGCCGTTTTAACAGACTACGGTCGTCAGAGGCTAGCCGCTGCAAACAGCGCCTTCAACATCACACATTATTCCTTGGCCGATGATGAAGTAGACTACAGATTGATCAAGAAGTACGGCAGGACTGTCGGCAAGGAAAAGATAGAGAAGAACACTCCTATCTTTGAGGCAATGACAAATTCTTCCATAGCTTTGAAATATAGGTTGATTGGCAAGGAAAACAATGGAACGGCCCTGTCGACAGTTTTCTTGCCCGTGCTGAAAACGTCTTCGACTGTGTCTCTGGAGAAGACACAGAATTCTTCCGTTACCGTCAAGGTGGATCTCTACTACAACAACGTAACAGGCGCCGCCGTGCCGGCCGAATTGATTCAGACAATTTACAAGATAAAAGTTTCCGATAGATTTTTTGTCGTGGACACGCCTGTGGGAGGCAAGCTTACCCAGCCTGACATTGCAAGAAATTTCGTGAATCCGGGTGATCCTAACAGAATCGCTACGTATACATTCACGACAGGTGATTCACAGCAGACTTCTATATCTTTCAACATAAGGGCTCGCAACATCGACAACACGACGCTGTCGATATACGGTAAGAGGATAGATTCAACTTCTTCAACACGACAGATAAACAGCTACATAACTGTCGTTGGTGAGAGACATGGATGCACTCTTGACATACCCGTCACTTACAGAGCTTCACTAATCTGAACCGGAATTAAATTAAGATGGCAACCACAAAAGAGATTCAAGAATCCGACAAGAAGACCACACGGTCATTTCTAAACCAGTTGATCGATGTGTTGCAAGAAGACATCAGCTCATCTGTTTCAAGAAGAAAATATCAGGTCTTCGTGACAGGTGGCGTTGGTCCTGGTGTGACGTCATCTCTCTTTCAGACGGTGTATGATCAAGATTTTACTCTGCAGACCGCTAACCCGATCTTTGATATCACAGTAGGGCTCGCATCTCCCGATGCAACTCGTGGCAATTCTACTAATTCAACGGGAATAGCTGCCGTAACAAAGACGTCTCAGGACACCACAGGTAAGTATCAGTACCCAAGCAGCTCCTTAATGATGAGAGAGAAAACAGACATCTACAGTCAGTTTGCTCAAACTCTCTTGGGTGACAGAAAGTCAATGTTTAAGATTCCTGTCGACGCTACTCTTACGACAAGTCAAAGCACGACTGAGATCGATGCGGCCTTATTCATAGCATTTAAACGTCTCTTTGCGAGAGACCAAATAAAGAGAGAGACTTTCGCAATGAGGTTCTATCAATCGGCCTCATACGTCAACATGACCAACGCAGCGAATGCTGCGCCTCCTGGTACAGGACAGGACAGTCTCGGCGTCCCAAACCTCTATGTTACTTCAACTTCAGGATCTGCCATCTTTACAGACATTGGTTCTTCTGATAGCAGATACTTTGATGTTGGAGGTCAGTACGGATATCTTGTTAACGCTTCTAACACATCGAACGCCGTAGGCGTCTTGTACTACGATTCTGGCATAGCCGTTCTTGATATTGAGAAGATCACTTCAGGTTCTCAGTTTATCTCCGGAACGATATCCGCAATGCATCCGCTCGGTCAGATGACTCTGGGAGGAAGAGGCACCGAAACCTTTAGAACCGCCAAAGTTGTACCTGACCTTTTGACTTCGGGTAGTGTCGATGACATAATAGATCACTTCTGTTATGCTCGTTTCGGAGCGGGTGCGTTGACTGCGATGACGTTCCAAAATGTCACAAATATCAACTCATCACTGATATTCTGCAGAGCATTACCAGATGATTTCAACTACTCTTCAAACCCAACATACGTTGAGTCTACAGGCGACTTCCAGGGAAGATTAACGATATATGACACATCATTACCCGATGAATCTCAAGAGCCCTTCGCGTATGTAACGACGATAGGTCTGTACGATAATGCAGGCGGCCTCGTTGCGGTCGCCAAACTTAGCAGACCTGTTGAAAAAAATCCTGGAAGAGACTTAACTTTCAGGGTGAGACTCGACTTCTGATGGTCTGAAGATGAGTCTCCATGTCAGTCATTCGAGTTACGAAGAACGATGTTGAAACTTTCACGTTGGTCACGACTCCAAGTCGTAGCTATACGTCAAGTTCAGTTTCAGGATCTCAAGGTTCTGTAAAGGTATTCCCAAGAAGATCTACGGTAGAAAAAGATACCGATAAGACGTTCTTCTTCAATGATTCACAGAATTCTGCTGTCGTAGATTTCAATTTTGAGTCAACAGCAAAAAGTATTCGTGACGGCGTCAGAACTAAGAGGAATATCGGACTCTCGGTCGAGTCTGATATCCAAAATTATCTATCTTATGTTTCTGGCACATCTGCAAAGCGAGTAGAAACTCTTGATGTAGAGAGATTCACTCCTACGACTCGATTGACGAAATACACCTTAATCAAAAATAACGTCAAGGACGTATTGATGCCGTATTACAGAGTGGGCAGTCCTCACTCTCATTGGGCATACACAAACTATCACAGCTTGAATTTTTTCAAAGCTTTTAATGGATCAGAAGACTTTGTTCCAAACGATTCTGTTCTATTGTATCCTAATTCTTACGATTCTGATGTGACCGGAAGTGTTGGTTACGCTTCAGGTTCCTACTGCCTCAATGACGCTTTTACATTTGATTTTTACATCAACCCACGATACAACGATAAACAATCGGGTCACTTCAAGGCAGGAACAATTTTTCATTTGTCATCAAGCTATTGTGTCTCTTTGGTCACAGGTAGCTTGAAAGATTACAACGGAAATCCAGATGGGTTTAGACTACAATTGCAGCTCAGTCACAGCGCCGATTACTCTCCTTCGACGGTTCCGCAAGGTGGCTATCCTTACGATTTGGTTTTCATTTCTGAAGATAACTCTCTTCGTTACAACAACTGGCACCATGTAGTGATACGTTGGGGAACCAATACTATCAATTATGGTACAGGTTCTTTCATAATCGACGGCATCAATAAGGGAAACTTCGTGATACCGTCAGGTACGATATCTCCTCGTTCGACTTCAAATGCTCTCAATCCCGATGCGTTGTGCATTGGAAATTACTATGAAGGCAGGAATTATGGTACCACTGCGCAGAGCCTGTTCTTTGGAGTCAAACCAGCTCGCCGGGACGGACTCGATCAGTTGACAAATGATGACACATTAGATCAGCCATCTAATTTCTCTTTCAGGCATCCTCTACAGGCAGAGCTTCACGACTTAACGATTAGAAGGTATTACCTCTCCGACCGTGAGATGGCCGCCACAGGATCTCGAGGTATCGGATTGGATGCAAAGGTAAAGAAAAATATAGCGTTTTATGTGCCACCTTTCTTCGTGGAAGACACTACAGTTAAACGTTATGTTGGCGACCATGGTGGCATTCTGCAAACTCCATTCTTTGAAATAGACGGCAGCACCGACGATCCTTTCAATGTTGCCATGTCGTTTGGCGTGAACGGTCATTACATCAACTTGGATAACTTTGTTAAAGACTTTGCCACAGGCAGATTCCCTCGACTACTGAACCTTACGGCATCAACGATCAATCACACGACTACTGCCCAAGAAGCCAATAAGTTTCTCTACGACAGTGGCTTGGTCAAGAAGAGAAATCTGACTATATTGCCTTGCGATGATGGTAACTTCGATCCGAACTACGAACTTCTGACCGCAGAAACTTCACGCAATAAATTTTCAGATCCTAATGGAACAATAGATTACAGCTACATCAATCTTGACAATCTGATAACTACCGCGTCTTTGGGAAATGGTGGAGTGACTTCAGGAGCTCCCGAAGATTATGTCGCTCAACTCTACGGACCGAGCCCAGAATCACCTGGAGTGGAACCTGGTTTGGCATACAAGACTTACATGGCCGCAGTCACGGCATCGCTCTCAGCCGTGACCCAGGACGCCGATTTTGACAGAGGCATTCAAAAGGGCGCGCCGCTGACGATATATCAAAGAACTCTCGATCCTTCATCAAATCAGGTGACGTTCTTCAATGTTAGTAATCTGTACTATGGAAAAAGAATATTACCAGGTTCTTTTGAGATTAAAGACACTTCTTTGTCAGGTTCTCATGGCAGCATCGGCATAACTCTTCGGGATGATTCCATGGGTAATTTGTACAGGGCCGACAGTTTGACTGCCAATGCGACGCAGAATTCAATTGGAAACATATTTTATGACGAAGGTGTCATCGTCATAAAGAGTCCTCATCTCTACTTCTTTGGCAAAGAACAGTATGAGATGTCATTCAAGGGAGTGCAGAACGTCTACTCCACCAAGTATGAGATAGTCGCCGCTGCTGGTCTTCTTAACTCTTCATCTAATGCAACATATATTGAGAACTCAGACAGCTTGAGGGCGTCTGGTGACACTCTTGACACTGACCCCTTTGTCTACATCTCCGGCCTCAACTTTCACGATGAGAACATGAATGTGGTGGCGAAGGCTCGATTGGCACAGCCCATCATAAAGCGTGAAGGAGATCGGGTACTTTTTAAAGTTGCGCTGGATTTTTAGGTTTAGCTATGACTGTCAAGAAGCGAAAGAAGAAGAGGAAGGGCCACTACATCCGTGGCACCTACACCTCTCCAATCGCCGGTAAGTGCAAGTTCCGTTCATCTTGGGAGTTCAAACTAATGATCCACCTCGATGCGAGTCCTGATGTGGAGTTTTGGTCGTATGAGAAGACCGTGATTGAGTATGTGTCCAACGTGAGGACGAAGAAGATTCGAAAGTACTATCCAGACTTTCTTGTAAGGTACAGGGACGGACGTACTGAACTCATCGAGGTGAAGCCTAAGAGAAAACTCGAGCAGGCTGTGATCAAGAAGAAGATGGCCGCCGCCCTGCTGTGGTGTGCTGAACACGGTATGACTTATAGAATAGTCACAGAAATACAATTGAAGGAATTAGGTCTGTTATAAGAAAGTTTTACTGGCTTCATTCTAGGTTAATAATTCATCCATGGCGTACCATGGTTACATTCCACACATAAAAAATTTCTTACTAGCATCGATGCCCCAAAAGTACTTGAGATCGGTCTCGACAAAGGCATAACAACGATACCTCTCATTACCTTCTTGATTAGAGCTCATAGGAATTTCGAGTTTATTGGAGTTGACATACTTCTTCAAGAATCTCTTGTCACAATTCTCAATAACATAGATTATCTTGAAGGTCAAAAAGTAAAGTTATCGCAAGAAAACAGCATGGAATTTTTACCCAAGCTTTCTGAATCGGGGCAGAAGTTTGACGTGATACTGATAGATGGAGATCACAATTATCACACGGTCAAGAATGAACTACGATACCTTGATGACATCTCGAAATCTAACACTGTCGTGATAATAGACGATTATCACGGTAGGTGGTCAGATAAGGACATGTGGTACAAAGAAAGACCTGGTTACGAAAATGTATCTGTCGCTACGAATCCTCTCATGACTGAGAAGCAAGGAGTGAAATCTGCAGTAGATGAATTTTTAGAACAAAGCTCAAATTGGTTTCTTAGTTGTCCTATCCAAGGTGAACCTATTGTTTTGACAAAGAGAAGACTTTGAAACTTTACGTTTTTCCATCACTGTTTACAATTTCCTAATGCATTATAACGCATTAAGATTTTTGGAGTATGTCAAGTCTGTATTTCCTGAGTACATGTCGAACAAAAAAGTTCTTGACGTTGGTGCAGGAGATATAAACGGAAACAATAGGGGTTTGTTCAAGGATTGTGAGTATCATGGTAATGATGTACATCCTGCGCCCAATGTGACGATGGTTTGTAAGACGTCTTGCCTTCCATTCGTAAGCGGTTATTTTGACACGATTGTCAGCAGTGAGTGCTTTGAGCATGATCCTGAGTACAATCTCTCTTTCAAGAGAATAGTCGATATGCTTCGTCCTGGCGGTTTATTTTTCTTTACTTGCGCCACCGAAGGTCGTGGTGAGCACGGAACAAGAAGATCTCGTCCTGACGATTCCTATGGAACAATTGCAGGAGTACCTGAGTTTGTAGATCATTACAAAAACATTACTTTAAAAGATCTAGACGAAGCAATTGATCTAAGTGAGACATTCTCGTCCTATTCAGCTTATGTTAACAACTCAACATTCGATTTATACTTCTGGGGCATAAAGAGAAAACCTAACTTTTCAGACGATCAAGTGATCAAGATAGCTTAATGTCCAATCTCATACTCGGCCTTGATGTGTCCACTTCCATTACGGGAGTGTGTGTGGTGGATCCTGATTTGGAACCTATTAACGGTGCCAACGTCGCTTACCTCGATCGAATCGAGTTCAAGAAGTGTGTGACTCTATGGGACAAGGCCGACCGCGTCAAATCAGAGCTTCTCCTCCTCAAGACGAGGTTTCCATCCGTGACCGCCTTCGCCCTCGAGGAGCCTCTTCTTGGATTCTCGAAAGGCATGAGTTCTGCGGCAACCATCACCACATTGATGCGATTCAACGGCATCGTCTCATACATCGGACGAGAAGTGTTCGGTCTCGAACCCACATACATACCTGCAGCATCGGCTCGAAAGCTGTGCGGAGTGAAGTTGCAAAAGACCTCGGTG